CATGCCCGAAACCCTCGACGTCACCCCTTACATCGGCCGCACGGCCAGTCTCTCCGGCGTGATGCACCGCGTGGTCGGACCCGACCCCAACAAACCCGGCGGCGCGATCCTCGCGGTTGGCGACCGGCAGTTCCCCACCAGCGGCGACACGCTGCGCCGCTACTTCACCACCTGATCCATCCGGGCGTGGTGTGGAGCGGCTACGGGAACTGCACCCGCCCGGTGATTGGAACACCAGTCTACTGATAGTCGCCGCGCAAATAGCCAGTCAAATTCCGGCTTTTTTGTTGTTCTGTTAGCGTAATAGTGGTATAACGTCTCCGTTACCACCTACCACGGAACCCCGGCCAAAACGGCCACCCCGCCGCTACACCGGAGACACCCCAAATGACTGACCGCTCTAACCGCATGACGCAAGCGGAGCGCATCGCCGCGCGCCAGGACCGCCTCGACGCCCGAACCGACCGGCTCCGCGCCGAAGCCACCAGCCAGTTCCGCCGCGCCGACGCCGCGGTCGATGGCATCCCGTTCGGTCAACCGATCCTCGTTGGCCACCACTCCGAAAAGGGCCACCGACGCGCGCTCGCGAAATGCCACACGGCGATGCGCGCCGGCATCGCCGCCAGCGACGCCGCCAAGGAAATCGCCTCGATCAACCCGTCCATCGCCGTCCTGGTCACAGACGCGGACGGCCCGGAGATCCTTCGCGAGCGGATCGCCAAGGCCGAGGCCGACCAGGCCACGTGGAAAGCCATCAACGCCATGGTCCGCAAAAACGACCGCGCGGGCCTCGCCGCCGCCGGTGTCGGACCCGCGACGATCGAGGAACTGTTTAAGCCACAGTGGGGCACCAGCGGTCCGCTTGGCATCCCGGCGTACCGGCTCGGCAACAACAACGCCAACATCCGCCGCATGCGCCTGCGGCTCGCGGAACTCGATGCCATCGCGAAGCTGCAGGACAAGGAACGCATGGTCGGCGACGTGCGCGTGGTCGAGGATGCCGACGCCATGCGGCTGCGGCTCCACTTCCCCGGCAAACCGGCACCCGACGTCATCGCCAGGCTCAAAGGAAGCGGCTTCCGCTGGGCACCCTCCGAACGCGCCTGGCAGCGTCAACTCACCAACAGCGCGCGCTACGCCATCAACTACGTGCTCGGCACGCCGGACCCGGCCCCCGCGCAGGCGCAGGAAGGCTGACCCGGACCCGCGTTCCCGGCGCCGGCTCACCGCCGGCGACCGGAGCGCGCGCGAGTAAAGCCACAATAAAAATGCGCCGCGGTTGCTTTTTACTTGGTGCGGTATCGTATCGATGCTATAAGATACTCAGTTACCACTTACTCAAAAGGCCAGTCCGATGCGTTACCTTTTCTCCTGCGACAGAAAAACCCGGACCCGTAAGTCCTACGCTGACCGCACCGGAATGTCCTCTCGCGCCAGCGTCACCCTCGCGGCGGCCGTGATCGTGAAACCCGAGTCATTCGAAGACGACAACGGCAACACGATCCGGGTCTGGAAGTCCTCGGAAATGTCCTCCTACTCAAATTCAGACATCGCCTCGACCCTGGTCAACCGGGTGGCGGTGGAACCCAACGAAATGCTCGGCACGGTGCCGCCCTCCGCGATCAAGTATTGCGTCACCAAGGGCTGGCTCATCCCCAACGCCGACAAGACCCTCTACCGCATCACGCTCAAGGGCGCGATCGACCTCGACCTCCCGCTCTACTTCAAAGGCAAATTCAACGGCCGCAAAATCCCGTTCGCGGCAGCACCTTCGGCCAGCGTCAGCAACTAATTCCTTGCTCCGCCGGAGCAACGTCCATGACCGCTCCCCTGATCTCGGTCCCCATCACCAAAACCCAGCGCCTGCGCGAATTCATCGCCGCCGGCGACTGGCCCAGAGCGCTCAGCCTGGCGAACACGTTCCGCCACCTTGGCCCGCACCGCGACACCATCCGCCTCGCGCATGAGTGCCGCGTCCACCCTCGGTTCTACCGCGGCCTCGGCCGCGATCCAGAAGCCGTCACCGCCGCCGGCATCGCGGCGCTCCAACAGCTTTACCCCGAAAGGCAAGATAAATGACCATGCTCCGACAACTCGCCCTTAAATGGCGCGAGCGGCAATCCGCCCTCGGCTACAAGGGCAAGAAAGCCGAGGCCGCGGTGTTCGAGTACTTCATCGGCGCCAGCGCGGCCTTGCAACTGTCCGGCCATGCGGACGCTGAACACGTCGCCACGTGCGCCGCGCTCATCCTGTCCACCGCGCCGTTCCCGCTCGCCACCGTCGAGCGATGGGCGACGGCCGATCTCCCCGAGGCACAGCCCGCGACTGAAACGGCCGCGGCGCCAACGGAGCAAGCAAAATGAACAACGTCCCTACCACGGAACAAGTCGCCGCGTTGCGCGCCGTCGCGTCCGCCATCATCGAGGCGGTCCGCGCCGCCGGACCGATGGGTGCCCCAGGCGGCGTGATCTACGCCGCGCTGATGTCCAACGGCTGCACCCTCGCGCAGTACGAAAGCATCATGAGCGCGATGGTCCGCTCCGGAAACCTCACGCGCCACGGCGACCTTTACCGCGTCGCGTCAAAATCGACCCCTGCCACAGCCGAAACAAAGGAGGCATCACATGCCTAGCTTTTCCGTCGTCATCACCGAAACCGTGATCGTCCGCTACAAGGCGATCGCGGTAACGGCACCGGACAAGGCCGGAGCGATCAACGCGGCCGACCTGGTCCGCTGCGACGGCGAACTCGACGATCCCGAGGTTGAACGCGTCCAGGACGTCACCTTTGAGGTCTCGCTGCACCAACCCGCCACAGCCGCGCCGGACGCCACTGGACCGGAACTCTACGTCACCGGCGCCGGCCTCGAGGCGATCAACGCCACCGGCCAGCCGAGCGAGGCCTGAGCCATGGCCAGGGATTTGGACGACTTCTCGCAACTCGCGTTGCTTGAAGACCTGAACGCCGCAGGCGGCGAGGCCCTGACCGCGCTGGAAGAAAACCGCCTCGCCGACGTTCGCACCAACCTCCGGGCGCTGCTCGATGCGATCCGGGAGGAAATCGACGCGATCGAGCAACGACCACCCGGTTAGCCCTCAACCTCCTTTCCCTACCACCGGAGAAACGAAAATGTCCGTCGTCAACAAGGCCGTCCGCGCGCCCGCGTTCCGGACCTTCACTCTCGCTCAAATTGAAGAAGCCAGCGCCGATCAAAACGGCCTGTGCCTCGCCTGCGGCGCCTCGCGAGAATGTTGCGAGCCCGACGCCCGGAAATACCTCTGCGACAACTGCGGCCAGCATCAAGTCTACGGCGCCGAGGAAATCGTGCTGATGGGATTGATGCGCTAGTTCGCTATCACACTAGCTTGCTATCACGCTACCGATCCCACTTTCCCTCCCTACCACGAGGCTCCCCATGAAACCCGTCAAGACCAGGATTCCAGCCGACGTGCTGGCGATCCTCGCCCGCAGCACGATCACCGGCAACGTCCTGGTGCTGCCCGAACAACTCGACCGCGAAACCTACCTGCGCGTCGCCAAGACGCTGACCGCGGCGCGCGGCAAATGGGACCGCAAGGCCAAGGGCCATGTGTTCCCCTTCGACCCGCGCGAACTCATGGCCGACGCGGTTGAAGCCGGCGCCGTCGTCGATGCCAAAAAGACCCTGCAATTCTTCGAGACGCCGCCCGCCCTGGCCCGGCGCATGGTCGACCTCGCCCAGATCGCGCCCGGCAACTCCGCTCTGGAACCCTCGGCCGGCACCGGCCGCATCGTCCGCGAGCTGCTCGCCGCGCGCGCCGAGGTCCGCGCCGTCGAGGTCGAACCCGCCAACGTCGCAGCGCTGCGCGCGATCGGCGGCGACGGCGTGCTGCAGGTCAACGAGATGACGTTCGAAGACTTCAGCGCCTTCGCTCCGACATGCGGCGCCCTCTACGACGCGGTGGTGATGAATCCCCCGTTTTCGCACGACCGCGACAGCGACCATATCCGCATGGCCTGGAAGCATTTGGCCCCTGGCGGTCGCCTGGTGGCGATCTGCTCCGAAGGCCCGTTCTTCCGATCGGACCGTGCCGCCGCGTCGTTCCGCGAATGGCTGGGCTCGATCGACGCCTACACCGAAAAGCTGCCGCCCAACACGTTCCGCGACGCCGGTACCGGCGTCGCCACCCGCCTGATCGTCGCCACCGCCCCAGGCACCCGGTTGGAGCACATGCGCGATCGCGAACCCGAACCCGAGGCGACCGTCCGGAGCATCCCGCTGCGCGAGATCGACCCCGACCCCGACCAGCCGCGCAAGACGTTCACCCCATCGGAACTGAGCGAACTAGCCGCCTCCATCCGGGCCAACGGCTTGCTGCAACCGATCACGGTCCGGGCGGGTGGACCAAACGGCTACCTGATCGTCGCCGGCGAGCGCCGCTACCGTGCCCACCTGGTCAACCGCGCCGCCACCATCCGCGCGATCGTCATCGAGCCGATCGACACCGCCGACGTCAGGGTCAAACAGATCATCGAGAACGACCAGCGCGCCGATGTGCCCCCGCTCGAACAGGCCCGCTCGTATCAGGCGCTGATGGACGAACAGGGTTGGACGCCGGCCGAACTCGGCCAGCGGATCGGCAAGGCCGCGCTCCGGATCACCGAGCGGACGGACCTGTTAAAGATCGCCCCCGAGTACCAGCAGCTTCTGGCCAGCGGCAACCTCCGGCCGTCCGAAGGCACCGAACTGGCCCGGCTCTCGCCTCGCGGCCAGGTCACCTTGTTCAACGCCATCCGCGCCGGCTCCTGCAAGAGCTACGGCGACCTCCGCGCCTCCGCTTCCGCGCTGGTCAACGCCGAGGCCCAACTGACCCTGATGCCGCCCGACGCGCCACCGCCGCCCAGCGACGAAGACAGGCGGTTGGCCAGCAGCTTCGAGGCCAACGTCGAACGCATCGCGCTCATGCTGCACACCAGCATCCACGACAACCAGATCGTCGCCGTCCGCAAGGTCAGCCCACATCGCGCGGGCAATCTGGCGGACCTGTTCGGCCAGATGCAAAAGGATCTGCGGCGGATCGAGATCGCGCTGCGGGAAGCAGCGATTCAGGAGAGTTTCCTCGCCGCCTGACAGTTGCGCGGCCGGGGCCAGTTTCCTCCCCCCGGTCGCGTAACCCCCCCTCCCCAATTCCGCGGTAGGTAAAATTACACCCATGCACGGTCCCGGGAGGTGCGAGCGGGGGGGTTGAAACCCCCTATACCTAAACCTAAGGTGGGCCGACCATTCGGGTCATGGAGCAAGCAGACGCCGAAGCTCCGACTTGGCATAGCGCAACCTTGCGTGCCATCGTCGCGCCAGGAATCAGTTATACGGCGGGTCCGCTGCCGGGAGTAAGGTCTCATAACGTCCTCATTTTCGACGTGTCTAATTGCCAGAAAGGCATGAAAATGGCATCTCCCACGTCTGAAGACTTTCTGGTCGCCAGCGCAATGGCCTACGCGGAAAGCTTCAACAATATCACGCTCGACGGGCTTCCAGGTCAGGCCGAGTCAGTTGATCCGTCAGCCGCGCAATGGAACATTTTGGACTATACGACTACCGCCGAGTTACAGGACGGCCTCTACGGGGTTGCCTACTATTCAAGCCAGACCGACCAGGCGATTATCGCTTTCGATGGCAACATACCATCGACAACGAGCAGCACACAGTTGTTTGGACCTCTGCTTGGTCTGGTTCGTCAGGTCAGTCCGAGCCAGATCCCGGCCTTCGTTGACGCGGAGACCTTCGCCGAGCAGGTCGCTGTCTACGCGTCCGACGTTAATATCCCGCTCAACCAGATTTACGTCACGGGGAATTCGATCGGCGGCACCGAGGCTGAATATTTGGCAACTCAGTTGGGTCTGCAGGGCATGACCTTCGGTGGTTCCGGTCTGCCAGGGTACAGCGGGACCCAACTACAGCCCCCGGTCATTGACTACGTGGACACTGCCGACCCGATCGCCAACCTGGCGTCGGATACAACTCAGAGCACCGGCGCTCTCAACAATTTTGCTCATGCGGGCCGAGTTATCGAGGAGCAGTCCCCAATCGGTGGCTCGGTTCTAGAACTATTTGGTAACGAGCTTGTAAATGCGTCGACCTTGTTGGCCAATCCTCAGGCGCTTAGTCTTCTTTCACTGACTAAGCTTTCGAAGGCAGTCGGCCAATTTGTCGTGCACACTGACATTGATATTCTGCTGTCAAAGCAATACGGTTCGTTGACGAATTATGCCAATGACCTGCACCTTCAGATGCCGACACTGACATTTGCCTCGGCGCTCGAGTCGTCTGCTGGCATTTCGATGCTAGACGGACCTGGATCCGTGGTCGCGGCCTCCAACGGACAGCTCCCAAATTCTGATGTCGGTATCAACTCGGAAACAGTAGATCCCGTCGCCGCTGCTCTGGGGCTCGATCCTCTGGAAATCCTGGAGAGCCTCGATGACCAACTTGGGGCAGCAGGTGACGCGGATCTCGAGCAGGCAACGGTTATCAATGCCGACAGCGCGGAGTCACCCTATTATTCAGTATCGATCGATACATCTGGTGCGTCACCCATCGTCACAGTTGTTCAAAATGCTGCTATATCGTTCGTGGATGATTCCGAGGATTTGCCCCTGGACCCCGGAACTGCGGTTATCACCTTGGACGCCACGTCCGGCCAACCTGATATTGAAGCCTATACGGATACCACGACCGGGCTCACGACCCTGTTTCTGCCCGGCGGTAACGCGAGTGCGAATGCCGCAGACCTCACGATTGGTGAAGCGAGTGATCTGGTACTGATCGGTGATCCGACAGTTTATCAAGGAACCATCCTCAGTTTCCTTGCGGGTGGCACCATCGATATGTTGGGCATCGGCACCGCGACCAGTGCCACACTTGGCACCAACAATATGCTGACGGTGACAGGGGGTAGCAGCCCGATCACTCTCAATCTCGGTTCAACTCAGTACACCACCAATAGCTTCCTCATCGCACCGGATGGCAGCGGAGGCACAGAGATTACCGCCGAGGACAACACGCAGCCGATCGCCTTCACCGGCATCAGCGAAACCCTGTTGGTCACGAACCCCGCTAACCTGACCGGAGCAATCAGCGCGTTCGCTCCCGGTGACATCATCGACCTCGCGGGTATTGGCACAGCTACCGGTGCCGTCCTCGGAAACAACAACATACTCACCGTGAATGAAAGCGGTGACACTTCTCTTTTGTTGCAGCTGGACCCATCTCAGACGTATGCCCCCAACGAATCCTTCCTAACCACTTCAGACGGTAACGGCGGTTCATTAATCACACCTTATTCAGTTACCATGACCGCCGGAGTAGAACCTCAAATCGTCAACGATGCAGGCGAATTCCTTAGCAACGGCACGATTTACAGTGCCTCTGGATCGGTCATCAACTTCAATCTTCCTGCGTCTGCGTCGGGCGGCACCGTGACCGCTATTGGCGATAACGGGATCGTCGCCGGCCAACTATCGGTTGTCAGCGGCACGCCTCCTAGTGGACAGATTTATGGGTTTGTTGATGATGCCGGTGAGGTCACAACATTCAACGGCGGTATTGCTGGATCTTTCACTATTCCAATCCAGGTCAGTTCCGGTGGCGCAGTGGTCGGCGGTTATGAGTATCCTCTCATTCAAGGTCAATTCTTCCAACTTCAAGCGTTCGGATTCTTATATGATAACGGAACATTTATGGTCATTGATCCTACAGGAGCGTCAAGCGCCGAGGCCGTTGGGGTCAACGATAACGGCGATGCGGTGGGGTGGTTTACCAACAATTCGGGCCCACGGTCCGGGTTCCTTTATTCTGGTGGAGCTTACACATCCATTGATGTGCCTGGTTCCACCAGCACATCCCCCGTTGGGATTGACGATCAAGGGCAAATCGCTGGCACCTACACAGACAGTGCCGGTACACACGGATTTGTCTGGACTGCGGGAGTATATGGCACGATTAGCGCTCCCGCAGGTTCGACCGGCATTGATGTCATAGGCATTGATGAGCAGGGGCGGGTTTGGGGTTACTATTCCGGGGCGGATGGCAAGGGACATGCGTTTGCTTATTATGATGGGACACTTACCCCGTTCCTTTCGGAATTCACCAGCGTCATCCCCACAGCGGTCAGTCCCGCCGGAGACGTTGTGGGGACGGAGATAACAGGCGGGAAGGAGCAAGGATTTGTCGCGACGACCGTCCAGAACGTCGCAGACCAATTGTCGTGCTTTGCATCTGGCACGAAGATCACGACACTGCGCGGCGATGTCTCTGTGGAACATCTGGCTATTGGTGATTGCGTAATCACATCTAGTCGAATACCTTCCCTTGTAAAATGGATCGGGCATCGGCGGGTCAATTGTGCTCGTCATCCTAGACCGCAGGCAGTTTGGCCAGTCCGGATTTCCGCCGATGCGTTTGGCACAGGCTTGCCGCAAAAAGACCTTTGGCTTTCACCTGATCACTCGGTTTATGTCGGGGACGTACTCATCCCTGTTAAGCACCTGATCAACGGCACGACTATCACGCAAATTCCTGTTGATCAGGTCACTTACTATCACGTCGAACTGGAAGAGCATGACGTGCTGCTGGCCGAAGGGCTGCCAGCGGAATCCTATCTCGACACAGGCGACCGCTCCAACTTCGAGAACGATGGCAAGGTGATGCGGCTGTTTCCTGACTTCTCATCGCGAGCGCTCGACACAGCGACGTTGTGGGAAACCAAGGCCTGTGCCCCGCTGTTAGTGCACGGCCCTGAGCTTGAGGCCGCCCGCGCCGTTGTGAACGCCCAGGTACCGAAGATCACCCCCGCCGCCGTGGCGGCATAATCACTGTGGCCTGACACGGCAGTTGCGTTCGCGGGTCATCACGTACGTTTCTAGCCAACGACCGTTGACAAGAACCGTTCACTGTAAAACGTTGATGCGCTTCGTCGCTGGCGGCGCGCGCGACGCACACCTCGGTTTGACGACGAGCAGCAACATCGAAAGCTCCCGAAATTCGGTGTAATTGTCAGATTGTCAGGCACCCGGCGCGGGATCATCCGCCGGGTTTCGGTTCGGGTCTCCATTGCCTCCCTCGCCAGGGACACCTGTCTGATTGCTCCCCTCACCGCCTGTCCCGCAGTCCGGCGGTTCCCAACCCAGTGGCGCCATATTCACCGCCTGCTGCACTGTTTCGCCATTTTCAACGTTCGGCATGCCCTCGCCGCGCCGCGCCTCGTTGACCGCCATCCACGGCCCGCCGACCGCCTGGCGATACGCAGTGAAGCGTGACAGCAAATCGGCCTTCACAAAGTGGGCATAGTCCCAATCGAGGAACGCGCTTTCGCCGTCCAGGTCGAAGAACTTTTCGCCCTTGGCTTTCCACCGCTCGCAATAGCCGCTGATCGGCCCGTTCAAATATTGTTGGCCCATCTGCACCATCGCCGGGCCTTCGCTCTCGCCCTCGATCGCCAGCTTGTAAGGCGGCACATCGAACGCGCGTGCCACATCGCGAAGCTGGAATTTGCGCGAGTCGATGAACTGGGCGTCAACCATGCTCAGGCCCAGCGGTTGCCACTTCAAGCCTTGTTCCAGGATCGCGGTCGCTCCGGAGTTTTTCGGGCCAGCCTGCAACCGCTGCCATTCCTCGCGAAGCTGCTCGCGGACCTCCTTGTTGGCGAACTTCTGATCGGTCGATAGCACGCCGCCGGTTCGGGCACCCTGGCCGATGAACCGCGCCTGGTGTTCCTCCAACCCGATCGAGACGCCGATCGACTGCCGCACCAACCCCAGGCGCGAGGTGCCGAGCAACGAATTCCACAGCGGCATCCAGCGCAGATGCAGCATGTCACACGACGGGATCATGAGCGGCTTGTCGCGCAGCATCGCCATCTCATGCAGACCGTTGCGCGTGACGAAGTAAAAATACTCGCCGGACGGCGCCTCAAACAATCCAACCCGGTCAGGGTGGATCGGCACCATGTAGAGCGGCACGCCGCGCCCGTTCCGCACCGCGACGGCATAGCCGTTGCCGCGCAGCACCAGCGAGGCTTGCAGCATTTCCTTGAACTCGAAGCCGTCCTGCCAGTCGTTCGGAGCACGCAACAGCCGGTGCAGGTAGTGGTCGGTGATGACCTCCTTACCGCCGTTCGACAGCCGCTTGAACACGTCGAGCGGGATCTTCGCCACGTCGCCGGCGAGGATCGAGACGCACGCCATGACGGCCACGTGCCGCATCGCGCTCGATGTGGTGACCGGCACGCCCGAGGCGGTCCCCCCGCCTTCGCCCCACTCACCCCACAGGGTTTCGCTCCCGACGCCGCCGGGCTCACCCGCCCGCTGCCGCGCGAAGTCGGCGACCCTCGACCAGAATCCCATCGTTGTGCCAGACTCCGGTCACCGCCGTTACGAATTGTTATTTGGGCTTCCCGCGCATGCCGCGGTGACCCGCCGCCGTCTGTCGCGCGGTGTGCGCGTCATGACAGGGTTTGCAGCCGGAACGCAGGTTGCCCCAGACTAACCGAAGGTCAGGACGATCCGCGATCGGCACGATGTGGTCGACGGTGTTGGCCGGGGTCAAAATCCCCTCGGCCAGACACCACCAGCACAGCGGATCGGCGGTGAGTTTCGCCGCGCGCAACGCCCGCCACGCCGCGTCATACCCGCGCGACGCGGCCGATCCGCGCCACCGATCATGCGCCAGCTTCCGATCGGCCGCGCCGAAGCCGGCGGGCTTATGGATCGGTGGCCGGAACGGCATGGCGAACTCGTTACGATTGTCGCGTTAACGTTTCTGCCAACAGTCCGCTCCGGTCCCGATCGAGGTCACCCGCTGGCAGCACGCCTACGCGGGAGACCCTGTTCGATGGGTTCGGGCACGCTCTCCGGTACCAGCCGAGTCCAGGTCGATTCGGCGCTGGTGATCGGAATTGACACGGTTTCGACCCGATTTCGACCCGATTTCGGGTCACCCGGCACGATCCCCTTCTCCCGCAGGACCACAGTCAGCCGCGACATCACCTCGTCCCAGTACTGGCGGGCGGCGGTGTCGCGCGGCGGTTTGTCGCGTTTCTTGCCCCAGGCCATGATCGTCCGCGCGTGCGTCGCCGGCAGGTTCAGCCGCAGCAGCGCGTTCACGACGTCGTCGGGCTCGCACGGCCGGCCGATCCGCAGGCCTAAGTTCTCTCGGCGGTTTTCCGCCCGAGCGTCGAGGCAATCCAGCGTCCACCACCAAGCATTGGCGGCATCGACGAAGGGCGTCCCTCGCGGTCCCCAGAAAAAATTGTCGCGCCGCTCCGCTGGCGGCGGCGGCGGTGGAAACACCATGCGGTTCATCTCGGCCTCAAGCACCGCGACCCCGGCATCCCACAATTGGCGAGCCGCGGCGTCAGTCCGGTTCGGAGGCCCGATCGCGCCATGCGCGGCGAGGACGGCGAATTGTTCGCCGGTCATCCACCCCATGAAAACGCAGCGATCGAGCGCTGTGATGACCAGGTGCTCGAGCTGGCCAATCTCGGGACGCGGAACGCATCCTCGCGTCGCTTCGCGGTCCCGGCATGCCTTGATCCAGGCATGTTCGGCCGTGCTGCGCTGGATTCCATCCAGCATTTCCGCCAACTCAACACGCATTTTTTGACCCCTCCAGTCGATCGACGGCAGCAGCTTCCTTCGCGGTCGAGCAGCTTGCCGGCGCGGTTACGCTCCGGGAGACCCGCGGACCGGCGGGGAGCGCGGACCGCGGTCGGTTTCCCGGTGGTAGGGGGTTTCGATGCGCTAGTTAGAGGCTGGTTAGATGCTGATTATACTCTGATCAGCATCTCCTTGACCTTGGATCAGGTCGCCGTTGACGACTTCACAGCATCCGCGTCGGCCGCTCCGAGGATCCGGCTCACCTGTCTGGCGTGCCACATCTCACCCCCGCCCGGCGGTTGAATGCCTCTGGCGGTCAGCGCCCGCGCGATCTCCCGCAGCGATATCGCGCCGGCCTTTTGAGCGGCGCGGATGAACGGCAGCACGTCGGCCCGGTGTTCGGCCGCGCGCGTCTTCTGCGCCGCTCGGCCGGCCCGGCTCACCGCGCCATCGATGCCGCTGAAAATCCGGCGACCACCAAGGTGCGTGCAGACGTTGCCCGCCTTCGAAATCCAGGTGCCCTTGGCCTTGACCGCCGCGAGCGCCGCCTTGGTCCGCTGGCTGATCAACCCACGTTCCAGTTCGGCGACGGCGGCGAACATCGTCAGGATGAACGTACCCGCGGGCCCTGGCGGAAGTTGCGGCAGATCACAGAAAGCCACCCCGCCCTCGCCGGCGCCGCGCACGATCGACAGCAGGAACGCGGCGTCGCGCGCCAGCCGGTCGAGCTTGGCGATGACCAGTGTCGCGCGACGCGCTCTGCAGGCGCCCAAAGCCAGCGCCAGTTGCGGCCGATCCCGGCGTTTGCCGGACTCGACCTCCTGGAATTCCGCGATGATGGCACCCGACGCCGAGGCGACGTATCGGCCCACGGTCGCCTTCTGAGCATCCATGCCAAGCCCGCTGCGGCCCTGCTTATCGGTCGAAACCCGGTAGTAGGCCACGAACAATGCGGCGCCAGACGGCCCGCGTGTGGCCATCCGAACGCGAGGTCGGGGCATTTTAAGGCTGTTACATCCCCATACGAACGTTGACTACGTTGTCACACGCGGACCGCTCCGGCGCGCGTCCCTGACCCGGCGATTTGCCCTTGGTTCGCCTCCGCGATCACGCGAGGCGGGACACGCAGCAACGCCCGCCGTCTCGCCATGCTGGCCAGAGAATGCGCGTCACGCGTGAAATTTGATGTGCTGGAATCAATCGATCCGGACTATGTTCAGACCCGATCCTCGCGAAAGTATAGCACTTTTCTGGGCTTTTTGGCCGTCCAACGGCCACCGTCCGGAAATTTAAGCAAAACAGGGCCTCACTCCCGGCTTTTCTGGTACTCGCGCGGGGAAAAAGCGAACGGCATCCCCGGCCACGCGCCCTGCGCCGGCGGCTGTCGCGCGAGTTTGGCAGATGCCTCACGGCACATCGGGTCCGCCACGTTGGCGGCGGCTCCGCGCATGCGCGAAGCGCTTCGCGACCCGATCGATCCCGCCGCCGCAGCCGGCGCCATCCTCAGAGCCTGGACGATCTCGCCAATCCCGGCGGCATGGCGTCGTTTCAGCGTGTCGGGGTGCAGGCCTGTCGCGCGCCGCAACCGTCCCCAGGTCCACACATACCTGGGTTTGCCCGAGGGCGACGGCGGCAGCATCAACGACCGCATCAGCACCACCCGCCGCTCGTCCTGATTGCGTATCAGCGCCGTCCAGGAATAGGCCTGGTCCATGGCGTCGATCTGCAACGACGACGGTGGCCGGCGCCGTTCGGTCGCGGGCGCGGACGCGGGCCACAGACTGCGAAAGCCGCACGGAAAGCAGCCGGCCCACGGCAGGGCGACCAAAACACGTCCCGCCTCGGCGAGACGTGCCTCTACCTCCTGTTCGCTGAAGCCACCGCGACGCTCACGTTCGGACATTGGCCATCCCGAGACCCACGGCAGCGACGCTATCACGACGTGGGATCGGCATAAAATAACTAAGTTGTTATAGAGGTGTGATTTTTCAACCTGTGCGTGTATCAACTCACGCCGCGCCACCGCCCCATCTCAACGCCCCGGCCGGAGTCGGGCGTGCCGAGGATGGCGTTGCCCTGGCTACCGTACGCGGCGGCGTCGTTATCGACCGGCCCGACGTGGATCACGGCCGACCGCACGCACCCACCGCTCCAGCGTTTTCAACCTGCGCCAACCGCTTCACACACACCGCCAGCACCTCGGCCGGGCCTGCTCGGGTCGCGTAGCGTGCTCGCCTCGGCGATCGCGAGCGCTGAGGCCCACACCTGTCCGCCGCCTTCCTCCGCCACACGTCAGAGCCGGGGGGCCGGTAGCAACGGTACCGAAAGTTTGAGTCAGACCGGAGTCCGGGCCAAGCAGCAAGGTCCGTAGGACCGCATCCGACCCAACTCGGCCGCCAGACCGCCGATCAGCCGTTCTCGGAACCGGACGTACAGCGCCACACCGTGCCGACTGCTGTGCGTCGTCTCCGGACGGCACCTCGTATTGCGTCAAACTCCAAGACCATACATTGTCAATATTAGATATCTTGCGATCAGTGGAGACATGTTCATGCTTATCGCGATGCCAAACTGGCCGCCGTTCTCTCCGACGGAGTATGCCACGGATATGCCTGACGAGTTGCTCGAACTCCTGCCTTTGTTACACGGATCGTGCATTATCGTGCAATCCGCCGTCTACGACCACGCACTTTTAGCCTATATGAAGAGCAGTTCGGAGTTCAATCTTAAGATTCGCGAGTCATATCTCGCTGCAGTTATTAATCAGGTAGAGATAAGCTTGACGAAATCTTTGGTGCTCTCTTTGGCGTCCCTCTTCGACTCCGCCCCCGCAACTGTTAACATCCGCCGCGCGCTGAACGTAGCCGTGCGAGATCAATGGTTACCCATCCTGGAGCCGCGCCACAGTCTTCGAAGTGAAGATGTATCGCGGAAGAGAGATCGTTTAATCCGAATGCAGAGACGCATAAAGCGGGCTCCTTTGAAAGGTGCCATTGAGCGCGTCACAGATTTTCGAAATAAGGGTGTCGCTCATGTTGACAAAGATCAAGGCCTGGACTTCAAAATACCTACATACGGAGACACTACACTAACACTAGCCGCCGCTGCTAATATTGTTGTGTCTCTTCTTTCATATTTAACCTTCCGTCGCGCCGGCATAAGAGCATTACACACCCAAGCCAATCAACAGGCGGAGCTGCTTGGGCGGGCGATTCAACCACTTACAAGCTAGCGATCAAGACAGGCTGGACTATACGATGTCTGCCTTGTCGCATTGCAGGGTGCAGAGCGGAGTCTGCTAGCGGCCAGAGTTGGCCTTGCGCCGAATGTCCGATCTCCACACTTCCTGGCCTGCAAGCGGACCGGCAGAAAGCCGCCCAATTCGGCCGTAACCGCCGCGGTAGTGACGCAGAAAACCACTGTGTGATGCGAGCTTCGGCACCGATGGCGCATATTGCCATCCTCTCCGATTGCTAGCTTGATACCAAACTACGTTGCTACGCAGCTATCCCGCTATCGTCGGCCGATTGTAGTGGTCGAACAGCAGGTTCACCGCCTCGATCAACAGATCATGCGAGGTCTTGCCCTCGGCGATCGCCAGCATCTTCAACTGGCGCCAGGCCTCCGGTTCCAGGCGCAGAGTCTGACCGCGGCGCACTCGTTCCCCATTCCCCGACGCCGCGGGCGCCGGCGCCGGTGCGGCCTTGTTCGCCCGCAGATCAGTGAGTGTCAGTGCCGCGCGCGTTTTGGCCATAGAATCCCCTCCATGTGCTTGAACAGTTTCCGCAGTTCCCGCGCGGCCTTGCCGTCCGGTTCGAACTCTGTGACAGACCGGCCGTCGATCAGGGCATGCGCGAACGCCTGCCGGTTGCCGATCGAGACTTCGGCCACCGGCAGGCGGTAGGCTTCAAGGGCGGCGCGCGCCTCGATCGTCAGGGTGTTTTCGCCGATACCGCGACCCGCCGGGACCGCGTTCAGCACGATCATCGTGCCGGCTCTCGGCCGCGCCGCCAGCATGACCTCGACCGTCGCCGCGATTGCTCTCAGGTCAAGAATCCCCGGCCGCGTCGGGATCAGCACCATGTCGGCCAGCCGGGCGATATCGGCGGTATCGGCCTCGACGCTCGGCCGCGTGTCCACCACAACCAGATCGATGCCATCCGCTCGGGCCGCGTCCAGCACCGCCGGCACCCGTTTGACCGCGCACTCGACCAACTGAGGATCGTCCGTCTTGCGAACCCGCCACCAGTCTCCGGCGCTGCGTTGCGGATCCGTGTCCACCAACAGGACCCGGCGACCGGTTGAGGCGGCGAGAACCGCCAGGTGAACGGCGAGGGTGGTCTTTCCGGTGCCGCCCTTGCGGGCCAGCAGCGCGACTGTCTGCATCCAGATTGCTACCTTGCTACCAGAATAGCGCTGTAGCACGATATCGGGGCGTCGCAACCCCCGGCAGGATCATCATGAGCCGCCCTCTGGGAACATCACCGGGCCGAAGGCTGAGAGGATCGCCGCTGCCGGCCTCTGCGCCGCTCGAAACCGGATGAATGACCCGATCCAGTCGCAGCGCGCCCTCTCGTGAGCAATCTTTCTTTTTCCCCAGGACCTCGCCGGGGCGCGCACAGCGGGGGTCAGCGGAGCTCTTGCGGAGCGTAGGGGGGCGCAGCCCCCTTACCTGACCCGGTAGATGCGCGTCTTCGCGCTCCGCTCATAGATATATTCTCTTGAATCCCATGATGTTAGGACTCCGAGTCCGTTAGGCGTGCGCCGCACAACGACAACCACGCGCCACCGGAACGGCTAAGCAACGATCGTCGCCGGACGTTCTATACTTGTTCCTGTTCTAAGGAGGGTCGGCGACGGGTTTACCTTCCCGCGCGCTCGTTTTTCGGGACGGAATCCGGCCTCCGGCCTCAATCGGACAACCGTGCCCGCCGGTGATCCGGGTGCCGCGCGCGACCGCCAGTACGGAAAGTCAGGCGGGCGCGGGGCGTCCCAGCCGAGATGATGAGATCGGGGTCGCATTCAACCCCCAGGGGCGCTCGCGCAGGCTGAACAGCGCGGCCAGCCGCGCCAGCCCCCCGAACGCGCGCGACGCCGCCGCGGAAGGGACGGGGTCGGCCCCCACGACGTCAGCGGGCAGAGGAGCAGGGGGCACGTCTACAGTCGGCACGTAAATGTTGGCGCCGCGCACAAGCAAGCCGTCCGTGTCGCGTACCAGCACGTTCAGGACGTCGAACAGGCCGTGCGCCTCAAACCAATTCTTGAGCCGCGTGACATGCCGCTCGCAATAGCCCATCAGCTTCGCGAATTGTTCGCCGGTGCGCTGCACGAAGCCAACCCTATCCCGCCTTTCCACGTATATTAACTTCTCAGCGTACTTCTCGATGGCGTGCCACGACAGGCCCGGGTGACCACCGGCGGCGGCGGCCCGGATGCGCGCGAACCAGTCACCCGCCGCGGTTTCGCGATCGATCCGCTCCGGAACGTCGGCTTTGTGGACCTTCCAGTGGTTGACCCGGATCCTCGCTGCCGCCTGAACCTGCGGGGGAAGCATGGCGCTGATCGGTCGGGGTGCGCCGGCTGGTTCCTCGCCTCGGGCGATCGCCGCCACCAGCCCGCGCCGGCGTGCCGCCCGCGCCGCGTCTGGCGAGTCAGGCTCGGGCTCCGGATCGGTCGGCATCGGCGCCGAGGAAACCACCGGAGCCGGTTCCGGTTTGGCGACGGCGGACGCGCCGCCTTCCGCCGCCAACCGTGCCAGCCTTTCCCGGTCCAACCGTTCGAGGTACTCGCGTCCCGTCTCGATGCCGTGCGGACCATAACCGCGCGAGCTTGGTTTGGCCGCGATCGTGCGGCCAAGCCGCTCCAACGCGGCATCCAGGCTTCCCTTCGGCTTGGAGGGGGCGTCCGCCATGCCGCGGCCTCAGCCCTCCCTCACGCCGCCGCCGCGCGGGCCAGCCGGCGCAGCCGGTAGGATTCTTCGCGGATCTCGATCGCGATCTCGCCGCCGAGGTGTGGCGCCAGTTCGATCGCCTCCCCGTCGAACAGCCAGACGCGAAACCGGCGCGACGCTGCGTTGCCCGCGTCGACCAGCCAGGGCACGCCCGGCCGGTCATCGCGCAACGCGGCGCGCAGCGACGGCTTCGGAACGCACGCCGCGCCCGCGACCACTTCGGTAGGAGAGTTGCCGCACCAGCGGCATCGCCATGTCGCAGACACGGCGACCAGTTCGGCCGGTGAGGCTTCCATCAGAGCCTCCCCTGCGTTTCCGGCCTGATGTCCTGCCTGGCGACACCGCGGGCGGCGTAGAACGCACGCAGAGCGTCGGCGGTCCCCGCCACACCGCTGATCCCTCGGCAAACCGCCCAAAGATCGAGCGGCGCGCTGGGCGGATTGCCGTAGTGCTTCAACCCCTCCGCGAACGGCGCGGACAGCGGCGGCGGCGGGCGGTCACCCTTGTTGAGCCATTCCACCCCATGGCCCAACGCCACGAAGGCGTCGTCGCACGCCCGCCAATGGTCGCGGAAAAGCCGCGCCGCCGTCTCGGCCTCGGTCTCCGGCGCCGCTGGTGCCGTGGACACGATCGGCCCCTCGGCCATGTCGCGCCCGCCGCCGGCGTCCGCGCCGGCGGCGTCGCCACTCACAGCGTCACCCGCCCTACCAACCACCAAGGACCGGAACGCGTTGGCCAGCGCCGGCGGCGCATCCATTCACGGCAACGCCGCGAAGATCGCGTCGATTCGTGGCGCCACGTCATCCTGACGCGCGACACGTGAGTCGTAGCTGCCACGACTTTGCGCGAAGGCGGAACTCTGGCCACCGCGCCGCCATTGTCGTAAGATGAGCCGTCGAACCCGGCCCCACTGACTAACAAGGCATGGGTCGGGATCGATACTACCTGTGTAACCATGTCTAGTCTCCGCCTGGGCCTCGGGTGGTTGCAGCCATCCGAGGTCGCTACCTGTGCTCGACTGATTCACTTCGTTGCGTACATGGCTGGTGGCGCGCGGGCGCGAACGACGACGCTCCACACATGCGAGCATTCGCAAAAATGAAGCCGTTGCCTGAGGAGGCGCAGAGGCGCGCCATATCCGTGCGTGCCGTCAGCACGGCCTGGCGCAACTGATTCGTTGCAGATCAACCCTGAGTGGAAACCGGGCCGATCGCACGTCCGAACCAGGCGGAAAATCGCAATTATACCGTCACAAGTCTTGCCCATTGAAGACTTGCCAACGCCGCTGCGATTTGCGATATCAGACCAACTACCGGAAAGTCGGTCTAGGACGGCCCCCGCCGCCCATATCGCCTGATATGGTCCGCTCGTCTCGCCGCACCACACAAGGCGGCGAGACAACGGCGGTCCCCGCAAGGGTGGCCCCCTCGGCGAACCGATCCCCTCCGGACCACCTTCCGGCTCAGCGCATGGCAGATAACGATCCCGGTCCGGCGCCGCGCGTCGCCGGGGGTCCATGTGTTTCCTGCTGGATGCCGCCATTGCCGTCCGCGACGCTTCCGCGGGGGACAAACACCACAGAGGCAGGCCGCGTTGTTGCGCGTGCGACTGCATTACGCGACGCGCTGATAAATTTCAGGGGCGCCTTTTTTCTCGGGCGGATACAGATCGGGCCGCAGCCGGGTCCGGCAGATGCCAGTGCCAGCCTCAACCTTGAGCACCCGAAGCGGCGGAACTGCCCGCCACGAGTAGAGCGACGGCAGCTTGATCCCGACCATCGCCGCGAAAGCCCGCGGGCCTCCGGCTATTCGAATCGCTTCGTCAAGAATCGGGTCCCACATGGGATCGGAGTTTTGTCGTACCTAATTATCGAGTCAATAGGTGCGCCCTAACTATCGGGTCGTCACTCTCAGGTATGGATCAGACGGAAGGACCGGGCGAGCGAATCGCCAAGGCACTCAAGGCCGCCAATCTCCGGGCGGCTGACCTTGCGCGCCGCGCCAAGGTGTCGCAACCGACCGTGCATAGCTGGATCAACTCCAAACATGGCATCTCATGGGCTAATGTGCGGCGGGCCGCCGCCGTGCTCGGAGTATCAGCGAGTTGGATCATGTTCGGTACGAACGAAGAAGCGGAGCGCATGGCGCAGACAGGCGACGAACTTTCATTCCTCCGCCTTTACCGCGACCTAAGCGATGACGATCAGGCAACGCTGCTGCGCTTCCTCGCCTCCATGCACCGGACTTCGCAACAGCCGGCAGCTCCAATTCCCGATCGTACAGCCCCTTTTCAAGGGGATGGCCGCGTCATGCCGCTCCCCGTCAAGAATGTGCGGGCGCGATAAGGGCCGAGCCGGCGCTGCCGCAACGAATCGCCGAACGCGCCAGTCCGCAATAGATACCAGTATCGACCGACCGGAACGGTCTCCACCGCCGCTCGCTTGAGCAGGCGACTTAGTCGGTACATAATTAGGCCTGACCTATTGACATGAAATTAGGATGAACCTAACCAAAGGGCACGATGGCATTGGTCGCCGTCGCGATCGCCGCCTCGCCCCTCGTCTGGTTCCACTCACGATGAAGGACACCGCCCGATGCTGATCGCGCTCAACACGCTGGATTTCAGCCTCCCGGTCGTTCGCCGCATCCCGCCGAAGCCGCGTGCCGGCAAGGCGCTGCAAGACAGCATCGCCGCACGCCGGCTACCAAACTGGCGTCCGGTGCCATTCGGCGCCGCAGGCCCGGAACCCCGTTCCGAGGTGACAGATCATGCACCGTCTCACGAAGTCGAAAGCGCGACGGCATGAAAACCTGGGAGTTCGACGTCGAAGTGCGGGTGCGCAAGACGCTCCATTTCGGCGGACCCACGACAGAAGCGGCGGCACGCGACCTGTTGGAGAAGGCGCTGCGCGGAGAAATGGACATCAGCCTTTTCATCAAGTGGGACCCCAACGCCCCCCATCATCGCTTCGTTCCGATTGAAACCATTATCGATAACGATCCGCGGATCGTTGCCGTGCGGGAGGTTCCACATGACTGAACTCCCAGAGGAACGGAGCGCCATGTTCCCCGACGCCGACGCTGTCGTTTCCAATACGCAACGCTGGCTGCAGAACGTTGCCCTCGATCTTGAAGCTGGCCGCATCTCGGTTGATCAGGCCAGGGTGATCGCCCGCAGGAATGGCCTCCGCATCGTAAAGGCCATCTACGGACCATACTCCGCGTGGAAGGACCGTCCCGGGCTGACCCTGCTCGAGACCATCGATCCGGTCGTCGCTTGGCGGTCGCTTTCGATCGAGGCGCGCGACGCCATCGGCGCCGCGGCGATCGCCGCCACTGTCGGCGTCCTTGGTGCCGACATCGCTATGGAACGCGCCGACATTTTTGCCTACAGACCCCGCCGTTCGGCCTCCGAAGAAGCGCAATCGCTCCTGCGGGCGCTCGTCAACATCAACGTCCTCGAGGGCGACGACACGGATCTACCGCCGCGCCCCGATCTGCGTCCGCTCGGCATCCGCCAGTGCCGTACCTGCGGCTGCACCGACGACTTCGCCTGCGACGGAGGATGTTCCTGGGTCGAAACCGACCTGTGCAGCGCCTGCGTCCCTAAGACCCGAGATGGCTGACCGCACCCGCGCGGACGCTGCGGCGCAGTTCGGAGTGTCAGAACGGACGGATGCCGGATCGTGACAGGCAAACGTCTTACCCGTGAACAACTGCCTCACTGGCCGCGCTACATGACACGCGACCTTGCAGCGGCCTATGTTGGCGTGTCCGAAACCGTATTCATCGCTGAGGTCGAGAGGGGTTGGTGGCCGCTCCCGCGCCGGCGAGGCGCGAAATCGACTCTGCTGACCTGGGATCGTGTTCTACTTGACCAAGAGGCCGATCGCGAGGCCGGATTAGGAACGCCGGAGCAGACATGGGGTGCTGCGCCGGTAGTAACCGACAACGAAGTCAGGAACCGATTCAGTGCCAAGACCCCGACAAGACGGGCCGAAGCGGGTCGTCAAACACCTTAAGGACGGCACCACCTGGGCCTATCTCTACGACCGGCGCACCGGCGCGGCGATCGGCAAGGAGCAGGTCATCGCAACGGCCGCGGTTCGACCGGGCACGATGTCCTCGCTCATCGCGGCGTATCGAGAAACAGCCCGCTTTAAGTCGAGGAAGCCCGGCACCCGTGAGATATACGGGCGTACACTGGATTACCTGGACACCACGATCGGCGACCTTCCAATCCGCGCCATCGCGCCGGCCACGGTCCAGACCATCAAAGAAGCGATGCAGGATAAGCCCTCGAAGGCCAACCAAGTGCTGGCCCTGCTGTCCATCCTGTTCAAGTTGGCGATCCGGCAGGGAGTGATCCAGGTCAACCCGGCGGCCGAGCCAGGTAAGCTCGAAGTCAGGCGCCGCGTCGAGGTCTGGACCCGCGAGGAAGAAGAGCGGCATCTCTCCGCGTTTCGACCGCGGCTGCAACTCTTGTTCGGCCTGATGCTCTACACGCTGCAACGGATGTCGGATTGCCTGGTCATGACGATCAACCAGATTTCTGAGCGGGATGGCCGTCTCTATCTGGTGCTGCGTCAACACAAGACCGATGAACTCGTTGGCATCCCGATTCATAACCGCCTCGACGCAATGCTGCGCGCTCGCCTGGCAGAAGACGTGTGGGTCCGACCGTCGGAAAAGAGCGGCAGGAAGTCGCAGGTGAAGAGCCTTCTTCTGGTACCGAGTCCGCGTGGCTTGCAATGGTCGCGGCGGAATGCATCGCGGGCCTGGGACCACGACCAGGGGACCGCGGACGAGACGCTGACGAAGGAACTGAAATCGGCCGGCTGGAACGATGCTCGGATCAAGGAGGAGCTGGCGCAACGCCACAGGCAGCGTCGGGATCTGCGGCGCACCGGGGTAGTCCGAATGGCTGAAGGAGGCGCCACGACGCCTCAGATCGCCGCGGTGAGCGGGCATTCGATCGACTACTGCCAGCGCATCGTCGACACGTACCTGCCACGCCGAACCGAGGTCGCGTTAGGCGGAATTGAGTCGTGGGAGGCCGCGGAAAAATCCGGCCCGCGCGCTATTCGTCTTTCGGACGGGGCGGCATTGGAATCTCAGGCTCAACAGCGCCGGGACCGAGGTTGAGTTTCCGGTTTCCAGTTCAGTTTCCGAAACTACAAACTCCGGAATCCGGAACGAAAATATTTGTCATTTCAAGGGGTTATGGTGAGCCCGGTGGGACTCGAACCCACGGCCCCAAGATTAAAAGTCTCGTGCTCTACCAACTGAGCTACGGGCTCACGCGCGCGGGTTGAACGACAGGACGGGCGGCGGGTCAAGGGATGA